AGACGGCTTGGGTACCTGACCATATCTTGGTCGCGGCCGAGGCCAACACTTGGGAATCCTTCATGGCCTTTATCGCCTTGCCGCCAACGGACACGGCCGTACCGAGGCCCGCCATAGCCGTTCCCGCGCCGGCCAACGCCGGGCCGAACTTCTGCCCGAACGTGTTTATGGCGTCGGTCGCGTGGGCGCGCATCGCCTTCAACTTCCCACCGAACGTGTCGGCCGACGCCGCGGCTTGACCCTTCAACTTGGATGACAACGTGTCAATGGCCTTGCCGTTGGCGTTGGTCGCCGCGGCGACGTCGTCGTGGGCCTTCTTCAAGTCGTCTTGGGCCTTGCCTTGGTCGCCCGACGCCTTGACGACGGCGGCTTGGGCGTCGCGTAACTTGAATTGCTCGGCCGTCGTCAACGTCGTTTTCCCGGCCAGCTCGGCGTGGACGTCGGACAAGTGCTGTTGGGCCTTGGTCATTTCGGCGCCCGACTTGGACACTTCGCCTTGGGCCTTGGTCATTTCCGAAGTCGCCTTCTTGGCCGAATCGACTTGGATTCCAAATTCCTTGAACACGCGGGCGTTGCCGTTGTACGCCTTGCCCAACTTGGACGCCGCCGCCTCCAAGGAAATCCCCTTGTCCGCGGCTAGGTCGGTCGCCGTGTTCAACAAGCCCAACGCCTTCGTCGGATCGCCCGTCGCCGTCGTGAGGGTACGCAAGGCGTCTTGTGTTGTGTCGGCCGTCGTCCCGAAGTGTTCTTGGTGCTTTATGGCCGCGTCGACCTTCTCGGCGTACTGGTCGTAGCTATGTCCGGTGGCGCCGACCGCGGCTTGTAGTTGTTGGTGCGCCGCTTGGTCCTTGCTGCCCATCGTGGTCAGGGCAAGACCGAGGCCCGCCACAGCGCCGCCCGCGCCGACCATGACCGGGCCGACTTCCTTGCCGTGGCCCTTGATCTTGGACAATTGTTCGTCGGCCGTCGCCAACGATTGGCCGAACGGACCCAATACGCCCGCTTGATTCATCATGTCAAGGCCCGTGCGGAATGATTCGTGCAAGGTCGCGCCCGCGGCCTTGGCCTTACCGCCCAACGTTTCAAGGGTCGTAGCGAGGCCCACGGCATCGCCCAACACCCGAACCATGATGGACGGCCCGGCCATTACGTCCTCTCGGCCTCAATCACGCGCACCATTGCCGCGTAATCTTCATCTTCTAGCGCGTCCATGACGTCGGGCGTTATTCGCCAGTAGGCGCAAAAGTTGGCGCGGGCGTTTGCGACCCGTTGACGGTAGGGTCCGGCGCCAACACGTCACATTCGGTGTCGTAGGAATGGCGCCATAGTTCGGCCGGGTCACGATTCGGGAAGTCGCGCAACAAGGCGCGGAACGCCACGATACGGAACGGTTGGGTTTCGGCCAGCTCGGAAAACTTGGCAATTTCCTGTTGGTCGATCAGGTCCAAGACCCGTTGGGACGGAAGGCGTCGGCTAAACGCCTCACTAATCGTGACCGTGTAGGGCAAGTCCGTTTCGTTCACGCGGCGCCTCCTTCGTAGGTCCAATGGAATTGGTCAATGGCGCGTTGTGTCCCTTGGTCGTACGCGGCCACGGCCGACGTCTCCAACGAATGGGCCGCGGGAAACAGGTACCGGCCCGACGCCACGTAGTCACGGCCTTGCGGATAGCCGCCGAAGTCGACCGGCCCGGCGTAGACAAGGTCGGCGTAGCCGACTTCGACCGCGGCGTAGCCGGTCGAATCTTCGGCCCTACGGGCCGTGACCGACCCGGCCATACCGCCCGTATCGCCGTGGGGCACGGCCGAGCGGACCGCGGCTACGACCGGTTCCGCGGCCCGCAGGCCGGCGTCCGCTAACGACTTCTCCAACGGGCCACCGGGCGCGCACAACCGGCGCCCGTCGGACGCCAACGCGTCGGCGCCGACGACTTCGACGCCGGGTGTAGCCACCTAGTCGTCCGCGCCCGCGCTCGGTCCCATGTACGTACCCGATGTGGTCGACACGGCCGGAGGCGCCACTAGCGACCAGTCAATTTTGGCTTCCGAGGCCGCGCCCGCGTCGCCCAACAGAATCTCAAATGGGACCGGGATTGCCGAACCGTCGATGGACGGGTTGCCCGGCCCGACCGGGCGCGAAGCGTAGCCACGGGCGCGGAAGTCAGCGGGCGTGCCGTCCGTTTCGTAGGCGTCCAGCGCGGCTTGCAACGTGTCATAGACGGCGCCGGCATCGAACGATTGGTGGAATTCAACCCGTAAATGCCATTTCGTCGTTCCCGGGTAGTCGACCGATCCACAAAACGAATCGACCGTGACTAATTTGTTTTCGGGCACGACTTCAATGTGCTTGACAAGACACCGGAGGTTTACGGCCGTTAGTTCAAAGTAGGCGTCGGTAAGGATTAGTGGTTGCGCGACTACTTCGACCGGGTCGGTAACTGTCATGTTGTTTCCTTCCTGTTGTCACTGTTGGACTTGTAAGACCACGTCCGCGGCTAAGAACTTGGCGCCGCCAATGTCGACGCGACGCCATGACCGTTCCATTGGTGCGGTGACCGAACGGACCACGCCGCTTAAGGTGCCGTTGGACGCCACGACGCCGCGCACGATCCCGATAAGGCCGTCTATGACGTCCTCACCTTCCATCGGCCCGATGCAGATAACCGGTAGTTGGGCCTCGTCGGTGCCCATTCCGGCCACGCCGTAGAGCACTTCGGTAGGACGGCCGACGACCAACGCGGGCGTATTGAGCGTCAACGGTGGATGATCGAACACGGCCACGCCTTGGGCCTCGCCCGTCAAGGCGTCGGCCAACGCCTTCGCCACGGTCGCCCGGGACCACGTCACGCGAACACCTGTGGCGTGTACAAGGCGTAGGCGGCTTCCGCGTCGGGATCATGTTTCGTCCCGACGCGGATAGCGCCCATATCGCCCCACGCGATAGTCCCGTCTATCGAATCGCGCCGACGGTACAAATGGGCCGCGTCGATGACCGCGGCTTGAAATATGGCGTCCGGCAGGTCGGTTGTGTCGGCCGGGTAGCCCGCGCCGCCATTGGCGCGGGCCAACCGTTGTACGCCGTAGTCGACCGCGGCAAGGCGCGCCGTGTCGATAACGGCATCCTCGGTCGGGTCGGGTTGCATACGCAACCACGTCCGCACGTCGGGCAACTTGGGCCAACCGGACGCCACGGCTAACGCCTCGGGTATCCGAGAATGGACAAGGCGGCTTGGAGCGCGATGACGCCGACAAACGCCAAAAGCACGATCCATTCGGCGTCGGTCACTTCGCGGCGCCCGCGTTGTGGGACCGACGCGTCGCGTCCTTCTCGCCGTTGTCCTCGGACTTGGCCGTGTCGCCGTTGCCGTTGCTGGCCGGGTCGGCCGACGTGGGCAACGTCAGGGCACCGGTCGACAAGGGCACGAAGGCGCCCGGGAAGGTGGCGCCGTAGGCCAGATAACCGCCGTAGGCGACTTCCACACCGAGGATTGACGGTTCGATGACCGACAAAAGCCCTATGACGTCCTCGTACACTTCGAACAAGGACGACGGGCCGACGATACACGTACCGTCGCTAAACATCGGGACGACGATACGCGGGAGGCCGAGAATGTCGCCGCGGAACGACGCCAACGACGACCCGCCCACGTCGAAGCTATCGGAGGCGTCCCCACCAACGGCCGCGTCGGGTGGGAGGACGACGCGCTGGGCGTCGGTCAACGAACCGAGCGCGGCCCACACGTCAAGGGACACCCAAAGACGGTCGGGCATACGCTTGCCGGCGTTGTAGGACCGCATCGCGGCCGTGTAAAGCGCGACCGTCCAACCCTTCAAGTCGTCGGTTGCCACGGGTACGGGCGTCCCGGTGGCGCCCGACGTGAACTTGTCGGCCACGACGCCTTCCGTTTCGACGGCGTACACGTCGGCCAAGTCGTTGACGAGAATGTCCCACGCGCTCGGACTAGTCCAATCAATGTCTTGGCGCGAAATGTCGACCGACCCGCCGTGTGTTTCCTTGACGAATTGAATTTGGGTAATGGACATCTTTTGCGACGGCAACGCCGTCTTTTCGGCCGTCTGCTTGCCCACGCTTACGTGTTGGGCGATGGTCGGCCGGGAGAACGTCGTACCGGGAATGTTGCCCAACGCCCGGGCGCCGCCCAGCGACGTAATCAAAGGCCGGTTGGCGTCAATGACGTTGACGACCGGCCCAACGATTGGTTGGGGGAGGAGGCCCGGCGTGTCGGCCGTCGTCTGGTCGGCGCGCACGTTGTAGGCGGCTTGGACGCGGGCCATTGCCGCGTCGTCGCGGTTGCGGTCCATGATCCCGTGCGCCCGTAGGTAGTCGACCAAGAAGGCGCCGGGCGACCCGTAGGGGAAGGCGCGGTCAGGTCCGTCGACCGAGCGGGCCGCGGCGGGAATGGGACGTGGGAGGCGTGCCACATGTTCGGCTTGGGCCTCGCGTAGTTCGTCGTACGCGGCCAACGGCGCAATCTGGTCGTCCAGCTCGGCTATCCGTTGGCGACAGGCTTCAAGTAGCCCGCGCTCGGCGTCGACAAGGTCGCGGTCCTCAACTTGTCCAAGGATCGCGTCCATTGTGGAAATTTGCTCGGCGCGCTGCTCGCGCAACCGTTCAAGGACAACATTCATGGTTCTACCTTCCGGTTCGTATGGATATTGGGCCAACGGGTGCTTGGCGCCGGGTGTCCCATACGGTGACCGGACGGTGGGCCAAAGGCCCGGGCGTCGGTCGTACGGCGAGGCGTTACGGCCGCGATACGTCGCTAGGCGCGGAGCGTAGCCGGTCCAGCTCGGCGCGCCAAGCATCCACGGCCGGGACCGGCCGCGGTACCCACGCTTCGCGCGCTTCGACCGAATAGGCGGTACGGACCGAGGACACGCCCGCATCGCCAAACGCGGGCGTCGGCGTCAGGGACACTTCGATTAGGCGCGATTGGCGCCGGGTCACCTTGTCCTTGTGGTCGGGACCGAGGCCCGGCGCCCAATCCTCCCACGCGAGGAATTCCCAATCGGGCGCCTCCGCGTCCATGAAGCCGACCGACAATCCGACAAGGTCGCCCGATTGCGCCATTTCCGCGGCCCGTTGCGCGTCGGGCGAATCGTTGAGCTTCCAAACGCCGTGTAGTCCTCCGTCATGGGTCCAGCGGTAGGCATGGCCGACGGGCATGCGCTTGTTGTCGTGGAACAACAACAACGGCGCCGTTTTGCCCGACCCGCCATTGGTCGACCGCTTGAACGAATCGAGCGCGTGACGTTCGACGAACGGGCCGACGTCCTCCCACACGTTGTACGGGACGGCTTGGCCTTCAAGGAACCGGTAGGGATTCTTGCCGGACGCTTCGACGTCGCGTAGTTGCAACGTCGTTGTGTATTCGCGTTGTTCGTTGGCAATCATGTCTAGCCTCCGTCGGTCGCGCTGTCGGGCGTGTCGTCCTCGGGCGCCGGTTCGTTGTCTTGTGGTGCCTTGGCGTTGGGATCGGTGGGCGCCGCGGGTGCAATGTCGGCGCCGGTCCCAAGCGTGCCCATCGACGCGGGCGGAAGGCCGACCATGACGCGCGCTTCTTCAAGGGACACAATCCCGGCGTGGTAACCGGTCGTCGCGGCCAGCATCGACGTTTGCAAGTCCTCGCGTAGTAGTTCGTTTCGGTTGAAGCGCAATTGCTGGCCGCGTACCAACCACGCGTCGGACCATACGTCCTCAAAATCGGCCAACACGGGCGCCAACGACGTCTTAAGCGCCTGTTGGTATTGCGGTCCGGCCGTCCGGTACGTCATGCCCGACACCGGCGCGCCCAACCAATAGCCGTCTAGGTTGAACATGTTGGCCACGTCCAACAGTGAGAGGCGCCGGGCCTCGCTTAGTTGGGTGTCGCTTGGTGACCATGCCAACGGTTGGACGACCGTACCGTTGGGCAGGATGATCGGTTCGCGCACCGGGCCCGCGAACTTCTCCATCCAATCGGACTTCGCTTGGTCGGCTACGTCTTGGGTCAAGGTCGGTTGGGGCGTAATGACCGCGACCGACGGGACGGCGCCGTTGGACAAGGCGCCACGTTCGTATTCTTCTTCCATCGCCACGCGGTCAAGGCTTGTCAAGTGTTCTTCTACGACGCCGACGCCGCGCACCGGATAGAACCGGTCGGCGCCGCGCTTGACGTGGACGACGTCGGCCAAGTTCAACGGTTCGCCCAAGTAGTTGTAGGTCGCGATACCCGTTGTCCAATCAAAGGACAAGGTCACCATTTGCACGGGTAGCCACATGACGGCGAGCGGCCACCCGTCCGCGCCGCGTTGGGTGATAAGGCTTATGGCGTTGCCGTTCAACAAGTAATCTTCCACGCTCACTTGGATAAACCACGATGCCGCGTTCAACGGGTCGGGTCGCTGCAGTAGGCGCGGCGTCGGTTCGACCCGCGTGTAGCCGCGGTAAGCCTCCATCGCCATTTGCTTCGCGAAGCCCGCGTAGAGCTGGACGGCCCGGGCGACCGAGGGTATGCGCCGGGCAGACAGCGTGTCGGTGACGTAGAGGCCGGGCGCGCCGTAGCCACCTTGGACGGGGGACAAGATACGGCCATGTGACAAGAAGGCCCGGCCGTTGTTGGCCGGAACCGTCGCGATGGTCACGGGTCAGACGCTACGTGGCCGTGTGCGCGAATCCAAGCATGGACGGCCACGCGACCCGTTCGCGGGCCTTAGAACGAATCGTGGGCCGTCTCGCGGGCGTCGGGCGCCGTGTCGTGGGCGCCCAAACGGCCCGATACGCGTTACACGCGTGTATTGGAGGGCACGAACCGTTACACGCGTGTAACGATGGTGGACGGTGGACCGGTCGGGCCGGTGGCACGATCCTTCCCACGGTCGAGCGTCAACAGGGTTCAACCGTCGAAGGGCCGACGCCCGGCCGGTTCCGCCGTCAGTAGACGCGGAAGTCTCCAACCGGCGCCGCCGCGTGGTCGTAGGCCCACAAGGCGACCGTGGCCGCGGTCAAGGCCGCGATGGACACGGCCGATTGGCGCCGTCCCCACACCCACGCGTCGCCCACGGGCCGACGGGCCGCGCCCGACGCCGCCGCGTCCAAGGCCGTGTGAGGCCGGACCCGAACGGTCCGCTCGGTCAAGGCGTCAAGGAAGCCCGAGCACGCCGCGGCGTAGTCCCGGCCCTTGACGCCGTCGACCGGTTGGCCTTGACGTCCGAGGACGTCGGCCACGTCCAAGGCCGGTCCGGCCATGTCGTAGCCGACCGAGCGCGGACGCCATTTGGCGCGCAGCTCGGCCAAGCGCGGCACCAACCACCCGACGCCGGGCCGGGCCTCGGCCATCTCCACCCGGGCCGTTCCGTCGGGCGTCCGCCATGCCGCGGCCACGGCGCCGTCCGCCCGGTCGATAGCGACGTCGAAGCCGAGCGCCACGTTGCCCGCCTCGGGCATGGGCGCGTTGCCGTCTTGGGCCTCGCGCCATGCGTCCAACGGGATGACCCGGGCCACCATCGCCACCCACTTGTTGCCATAGGCCCGGGCGAAGTCGTCGGCGCCGAGCATCGCCAAGGCGGCAACCATCGCTTCGCGGCCAATCGTGCGGCCGTAGGCCGGGTGATACACGGGCCATGACGCTTCGTTGGTCGGGTCCAAGTCATCGGGACATGACCAATCGAAATACGCGACGCCGTCGGTACGGCCGTCCTCCGCGGCCATGCGGCCCGCTTCGACCGTGCCCAACCACCAAATGGCGTTGGCATCGCCCGCGGTCGACAGCTTCCACACTTGGGCGTTGGGCCGGGTCGCTTGGGTCGGGACAATCGCTTGGTCAATCTGTTGGCCGCGCACGGGATCGAAGGACCAACATTCGTCGGTTACGACAATGTCCGACGTCTTGCCGTGCAACCCGGCCGGGTTAGGCGGGAAGGGCCGTATGAGGCCGTCGGATGGGCGCCACCGTATGTGTTCGGACCCGGCCATACGTCGGAGCTGGACGGCCGGGCCGAACGGCGCCAACAAGGGCCAGTGTTCGTTGGTCAACCAATCGACGGCGTCCTTTTGCGTTTGCATCGTGAACCACGCCCGGGCGTTGGGTATGACCAAGGCCCGTTGGTCAAGGACACAACCGAACAGGGTTGTCTTGCCCGATTGGCGCGGGACGGTGACTATGACAAGTTGGTAGGCGAAGCGGCCGTTCTCGTCTATTTCCAACGCCACGTCGGCTACGTAGCGTTGCCACGGCATAAACGGCTTGCCCATCGCGTGGGCGAGGCCCGCCACGGCCGGGCCGAAGGTGGCCCGGCTAGGTGTTCGCCGTGTCGCTAGTGCCGGGCGTGGGCCGCATTGCTTCGGCCAAGACCTTGTCCCACGCGTCGCCTTGGCGTTCGCCCTTGGCACTTAGGCCGGCCGCGGCACGAAGTTGCAGATACACGGCGTTCGCCCGGGTGACGCCGTCGCTGTCGCGCTTGACTTCGGCCACGTCGACGGCCCGCGCTTGGGCGCGCAAGGCGGCGCGCTCGGCGTTGGGTATTTCCCGCCGTGTCGCCAAGTCTTTGTCAAGTGCCGCTTCGACCCGGCCCGCATGGCTACCCATCTTCCCGAATCTTGGCCCAAAGAGAAAAACAGGCGAC